CAGCAGTTTTCATGGACTCACCCGTACTGTGCATCACAGGGGCAAAAGCAGAAACGTACGACGTGTCCGAAGTCTGTGGCTCATCGGGCAACAGATGGCAAAGCGACGAACGATTTCCAAACCCATATTGTGCGCAACAACTGCAGCCCCTTCCGACATTCGTAGCTCGTCCAACTAGTGATGTGTTTGTGTCGACGGAAAGCTACAAGGACATACAATACAATGCGTCGCTCAACCAGCGAGAGTGCATAACGATGGGCCTGCACGGGAGCACGCTCACTATAACATGCATGAACCAATTTGTCTCATGGGCGATCGACGTGTTTGGCATGTACCACAACGTCGATAGGTTGCAAACGTTGAGTAGTCTCATGCTCACAGTAACATCTTCGACCGTGACTGGTGCGCTGCTCACCATAACACCGAACGAAGTACTGTGCAAACAATCGTGTGGTCTCCTAACGGAAGACTCACGATTCAGAAAGCCCTTGTATTGTGATCGTTTGTTTTGACTCCGTTCTACGCTCGCTGACCAGCACAAAAAAAACTTAGCGAACTCGGCATGTGATCGGTTGGTGTCCTCCGGTGCGCGACGAGCTAGTTTCAGATTCATCGTTTGGGTGTTTGTACCGTCGATTGTCCTGGCTTCAGGGAGACGTTTGTCTGCGGTATAGCCGATTTAATCTGCGTGGCGGGACCCTGCGCCTTTGTGGGTAGGGCGCATAAGTTACCATTGCATTTTTGCATTGCTGGTTTGTATTCTGGTATTAAAGCGAAAAAAAAAGAAGGAATGCGGAACGAGGAAATGTCAGTGTGAATAAATATTTCATGTGCTCAGTTCGCGAATGCGACGCCAGCGAGTCCATCTCTGTAACGTATGATGTTGAAACTCCTCGCGAAGATGATCACTGTGCAGTGCTCCTTGTTGTTCGTGAGGCCTGGCTGCAGCGTCAGCTGGAGCTCCACGTGGTCGATTCTTGACATGTTACACGAGCCCGATGGCGCTACATCCTCTGGGTGAAGCGCGAAACTGAAGACGTAAATGAACGAGTCCGGTATATTTGAATGATGCTGATAGGGCTGCACCGTTCTGAAATAGATGCCTGGCTTCCTGCTGAACCTACTTTGGTTGTTCAGGAAGAGCTCCACGCTCTCCACCGGATCGAGGCCACCGACGCCGCTGAAGTTGAACCAATTGTTGGCTCGCTCGTGGCAGCCACGACGAACAGCCCAAATGAGCTCAAGCACTGGGTGATTGAAGTTGAGCTGAATTCTAAGCTGGCTATTGCTCGCCTGCATGTAGAAGCTTTGATGCTGGGTGATCAGTACCTCGAAGGAATTGGTCGCGAATCTTTCGCGTTCCGCGTTCTCAAGGAACACATATGTGGTCTCAATGTGGGCACAGAGGTCGTTGTTGACCAAAGGCGCCGCCGACGACACGTTCTTGACAACGACACCTGGGTTGGACACCACAACGCACCTGGAAAGCTTCTCGAATTCGAACATCAGCTGGACACCGTGAAACTGCAACGACGCGAGACTGAGTGCCTGGCCGCTGTGCTGCGTGAACCAGAAAGGCAGCGGCACGAAGAGAACTCTCTTCTGTCTACTGTCGCAAACAAGCTGCGTTCTTGTGTAGCGCTTGCCTACCATTTCGGTTAAACGACGACCCGCCTTGCCCGCCAGTTCTTCCCAGAAAAACAAATAGTCGTTCCGCACAGAATCGACGGTGCTGCCGCCTATTATGATTCGCACCTCCCTTATCAGCCAGTGCCCAATATCGTTTACCCAATGCGCCCATACGTTTCCAAGCTCGGGACACAGGTTGTCAGGGCAGTCATCGGCCTCATCGCAGCACTCAAGGGTCGACCCGTGACCGTAGTGAGTGCGCATGTACTGGTCCTTGGCTGCCTTCATCTGCGCAGCGCGGTCGCCGCTGTCGACCGAGGACATACCATCGCCGCCGTCCATGTGCTCCGCCCACGCCGCCTCGTCGGCCTTTACGCATGGAGTGCACGAGAGCTCCATCGCCGTCGGGAACTGGTTCAGTCCAACACAGTTGCCCTTGTCCGCCTCGCATGCCATCAGACCCGGCAGCTCGAACTGCACGTACAAATAGTACACAAGGTCGCCGTGACGGTTCAAGGTCAGCATTGCTTCGCTGCCGAAGGCCACGCTAGTGTTGAACATTTGTTTGACCGATTCGATTGCGAACATCGTGTGCTTATTATATCTGTGCTTCCACCACGTAAAGGTAGCACCATGTGTCAGATAGGTATTTAACGCACCGACCGCGATAAGTTCAGTCACGACTCCTGCCATCTTGCTTCTTTATTTATCTATTGCAAAGAAAAAAAATGTGCGTGATCAACCGTCAAACGCAGCGTCACATCTCACGATATCGTCACATGAGGCAAGCTGCTGCGACAAATGTCATTTGTAACGGCGCCTTTGACGCACTCCGTATCCTCCGAGATGGGAAAATGCGACGCGGTGCAAATGCGTAGCGATATGCAGGTGTCCGGATGCGATAACATCTGTTTAGCGATCCACGTCTGTAACGTGGATGCGGGCGTGACATAGTCCGTGTTCCCTTGTGCGATATAAATCTGTGGCAACGAGCATGTAGGCATGGCGAGGCCATCAAGTTCGCTCTCTACTGCTAGGCGCTGCTGCATGCCATCATAAACAACGGATACAGATCCTCGTAACGATGGCTGAGAGCACGTGATCCACTTGAGTACATTTGAGCGCTGCACGCACTGCGATCCGCACACTGAAAATCTTAAAAATGAGTATATTGGCGATGGGAGCACGTTCGTCACCATCGACGGCAGCAGTAGGCGGTCACTGAGGCAGTCTGACACACTTCGAGTGCTGGCGTCGTAGTCTATCATCGGAGCAACCCAAATCATACTGCTAACGTTGAATTCGTGTGCACGGCGCCGCAGTATTCTAGCGCTAATCAGACAACCAAACGAGTGACACAAAAGACGCATGGTGCTTTGACCTGACGATTGGAGTGCCCACATCATAACGTTGGCGGCATCTGACTCAATCTCCTCAAACGTTGTACGGCGAGAACAGCGGTCTTTCGACCTCCCGACACCACACGGCACGTACTGCACCACGCGGTGCCCAGCGGTGATCCGTAACAACTCGCTGTCGAACGTTCCAAGAAGTGTCTGACCGACGCCGCCTGGAACGACTACCATCGTGGGAAGGGATGTGTTTCCCCATACGTCGATGAAGGGCAACGTCATGTCGTTGACACACGCC